CCCGAGCGCGGGGTGGCGACCGTATTGATCCCGACGTTGAAGTCGACCGCCCGCGTCGGCTGCTGACCCTCCATCGGCTCCAGAGGCAGGCCCGGCGAGAACACACCGCCGCTCGGCTGAAACGCGGCCTGACCGAGCGGGCCTTGCAAGTTGAAGCTCAAGGAGGTGCGGAAACCGCCGGGTGGGGGCATGGGAGACGGCTCCTGGGGGCTATGAGATAGGTCCTTCCCCCTCTTATGGGGGAAGCGTTGGGAGAGGGGTCCATCCACAGGCGATCGTCAGCACGGCGCAGGAGGCGTCGTCGCCCCAAGATTCACGTGCCGCGTCAGCGCGAGCCCCTAATCCCCCGCCCCTTCCGCCATCGAGGGGGAAGGGATCAAAACTCACCCCTCGCCCCGTGTCTGCTCCCACTCCAGCGAACCCGGCGCCAAGGTGGGGGCGTCGCCGGCGGTCTGGCGGCGGACGAGGTCGAGCAGGCCCTGGCTGTTCAGACGGTGCAGGAACGCGTTGAAAGCCCGCGAAGTCGCATCCGCATCATCGTCGTGGGCGGCGGCGGGGAAGCCCTCCAGGGCGGTGAACCAGTCCTCGTTCCACAAGCCTCGCAGCACATCCACATTGCCCGCCTGGGCCTGGGCCGAGAAAGGCCCGAAGCGCGTCAGCTTATCCCCCGTCTCGGGCGTGCCGCGCGCCACAAAGCCTTCTAGCGCCAGGGTCAGGGCGGCGACTTGCGCCTTGCCGGCTTGGCCGGGATCCTGGGGCAGGCTGATCTCGACCGAGGGGCCATCATGGCTCGCCGTGTTCTTGATCAGGGCCTGGACGCGGGCGGGCGTGTCGCGGATGCGCACATGGTGAAGCACGATGAAGCGGCCCGTGCGCCGGTCGCGGCCGATCTTGACGCCGCAGGTCCAGTCCGGGTCGTTGCGTTCGGTCTTGGGCGTCGCCGCCAGATCCCAGCCGCGCACCTGATCGAGCTCCGCCGGCGCCGCATCCACCAGCTTGCACCAGCCGCGCTGGAAGTAGAGCCCCGCGGCTGGGCGCACCTTCCAATTGCCGAGCAGAAGCCGCTCCCGCTCCACCGTCGGCTGGGCCATCAGATTGGCGAGATAACCCGGGTCTGCGGCCATGAGCGCTGTGTTGTCGGTCAGCTTGGCGGGCACGAAGGTCAAAGACTTGGGCGGGATCGGGCGACGGGCGGCGGGATCGCGGTGATCCGCCAGGTCCTCCGGCCGTTCGGCCCACACCAGGGCGTCGCCGATCCGTACGAACCAGCGGAGCACGCCCGCTCGCTCGGGGATCGGCAGGCCGGTCAGGGGATCGATCCACCAGGCGATGAAGCTCGCGACCCAGCTGTCGGCGTCGGGGTTGCAGGTGGCGCGCACATAGGGGCGCACGCCGCAGGTCGAACGGTTGCGGCTGACCAGATACCAAAACTGGCGTTCGCTGAAATGGGTCAACTCATCGAAACAGATCAGCGGGATTTGCGCGCCCTGCCAGCCATAGACGGACTTGTCGTGCTCCAGGTGGCGAAAGCTGATGCTGGCCCCGGACGGAAACCGCCACGCCAAGGCGGCCTTACGCGGCACGCCGCCGATCTCGGCGTAAAGCTTATGACTCTCATCCCAAAGGCCGCCCTCGTTTCGCACCTGGACGGTGGTGCGACGAAAGAAGACGGCGCCGAAGCCAGGGTTTTCGATATGGCGCAGAGGTTCGATCAGAAGCGCCCAGGTCTTACCCCCGCCCGCCGCCCCGCCGTAGACGGCGATATCCGCCGCGCTCGACAGGAACTGCAGCTGCGGACCCGGTTGCGGCCTGATCTGGCGCACCTCGGCTGGGGCCATGCGCGCCTCCAGATCTGGCGGGGCTTTGACTAGGCCCGCCCATTTTCCGGTAGAGCGAAGACGACGACGGAGGCGTGCTTGTCGGCGCCCGCGTCGGTCTCGCCCGCGTCCGCCCAGTCTTCGCCGCCCAAGGTCTTAAGGCCGAACAGGATCACCGACGCCGCGCCGGCCCCGCCCCGCTCGACCACCTCCAGCGCCGCCCGCTCCCAGTGCATCAACCGCCGCGCCTGGCCCCGCCCGACGGCCTCGGCGAACGCCGGATGCTCCGCGATCCAGCCATCCACCACCCGGCGCGATACCCCGATCAGGCCCGCGAAGGCGGTGAGACTATAGCCCTCCCCCATCGCCTGCTCGACCTGCTCGCCATAGGCTTCACGATAGGGGCTCAAGCAAAGGGAGCGCTCGCGATCGGCCATATCGCTTCCTATGAGAACAGCGGGTCAGAAAAGGCCGCGAATGTGCGCCATCGCTATGGGGCAGATTAGGATTTGTATTGGGATGAAAGGGTTTTAAGATGTGGGCTAGGCGAAGATCGATGTCGCCACCGGCCGCAAATTCAACCCGTATGTTTTTATCGGTGATTCGCGGGGCGCCGACAATGGCTAAATGCTTGGGCGGCGGACCTGGCGCTGCATTCAACGCACACCCTTGGCCCAATCTCAAACCACCCGCCGCATGGTGAAGATCGGCACGACCGGGTCCAGCCACTGCCCCTTCATATCGGGAAAGCGAGATTTGCCCGGCGTCGGCAGCGCTAGGATCGTGCGCACCACCCGCATGCCCGCCACGACCTGGCCAAACGCGGCGTAGCCCAGGTTATCGCCCCCGCCCTTAGAAACGGGGGCGCCGGGATGAGCGTCCAGATAGGGCTCCGGGCTGGCGCAGATGAAGAAATCGGCCGTGGCGGAGCCCGGCGCGTAGCGACCCAGCGAGATGGTTCCAGTGGTGTGCCGCAGGCCCGTCATGGTCGTGCTCTCATGGGCGATCGGCGGATAGCGGTGGGTTCGCTCCGAAGGCCCGCCGACGATTGTGCCCTCCTTGGGCGAGCCGGGCGTGCGCGACGCCCGATAGAACGACCCGTCATCATATCGGCCGGTATCGACATAATGCAGGAAGTTGGCGCTGGTCAGCGGCGCCCGTTCGGCCTCCAGCTCGACCACGATCACGCCGTGGTTGGTCTTGATCGCCACCTTGGGCTTAGGCGCTGCCGCTCGCGCACCGGCGGCGCCCGCCATCAGCAAGCCAGCGCCCGCCACCAAGCTCCGCCGTCCAATGCCTGCACCGCTCATCGCCGTCTCCCTCAGGGCTGCGGCTTTGCATATAGCGTCGGCGACCGCGTTTGAGGACGGCGATTAAGGTCGCGCGCTGGCCTGAAAATGTCGATGCCGGCGCGTCCTTCCGCTCTTGGCCGAGACGCCGGATTGAGCGACCCTTCCAACATGTGGGCGCGGGGCGTTTTTCTTTTGTGCGCGATGGTGATGCTGGGCTCGGCGCGCGCGCCGAGCCGCATGATCGTTTGGGCCTGGGAGCGGCCGGAAGACCTGCGGTTCGTGGGCGACGCCGCCGATGTCGCCCTTCAAAGCGGCTTTATCGTTCTGAGCGGCGACGGCGTCCAGGCGCGCGGCCGGCGCTTTCCGCTGCGGATGTCGGGGCGGCCGACCACCGCTCTGGTTCATGTTCAGATCGACCGCGGGCGGCCTCTGGCCTGGACGCCCGATCAGCGCCGCGAGGCGGCCCAGGCGGTGCTCGCCTTTGGCCAAGTCGCCGGCGCCGATCGCTTGCAGGTGGATTTTGAGGTCAAGCGGTCGGAGCGCCGCGTTCTGCTAGACCTCTTATCCGATGTACGGCGCGGCCTGCCAAAGAATAAGCGGCTGTCTATGACGGCGCTGGCCTCCTGGTGCGAGACGGAGACCTGGCTTGATGCGGCGCCCGTGGATGAGATCGTACCCATGCTGTTCCGCATGGGCCCCGACGGGCGGCCCTTGAAGGCCAAGCTGGAGGCCGGCGGCGACTTCGCCAACCCTCGTTGCCGAACCGCGCTTGCCGTCTCGACCGACGCGCCCTTGGCCCATGCACCAGGGGACGGCCGGCGGGTCTATCTATTCGATCCTCGCAGCTGGACGAAGCCGGACTATACGGGCCTGCGAAAGAGGATGGCGCAATGGTGAGACGGATTATGCACAAAGCGGTCAGGGTCCTTGCGCTCACCATCTTTCTGTTCGGCTTGACGGGACGCGCTTACGCCAGCGGCCCCAGCTATCCGGAGCCGTGGTATGTCGACCAGTACGAGGGCGACCACGCCGATCTGCTCGCTTGGTTCGATGGACGGCTGGGGATCGTGAAGCGTACGGCGCCTCGGCCTATGCGCTACATCGATTGGCGGCTGCTGCACGGCCAAGCCGTCGGCGAGGCGACCGGCAACGTCCTGGCGACGCCGTGCTGCAATAACCCGACCCTGACAACGGACTATTCGGGCGGCTCAGATGTTTGGATCAAGGCGCGCAACGCGGTCACGGGCCTTAACGACACAAGCTATATCCAGACTGATCGGCCTGGACCCGACGATACCTCCGTCACGAACTGTTTTCCCGACGCCTTTCACAGCGCCGCCGCCACATTGAACGATCGCGCGGCGCGTTATGGGCCAAAGTCCGCCGCCGTCCAGGCTTGGATCGCGGCCCAGTCGGCCGTCTTCCAAGCCTGCCACGATCCCTCATCGGAGCTGCCGCCGCCGATGGCCAAAATGCCGCCTTGGCTCGCAACGGACCGGGACTATCAGGCGGCGGCCTTGGCCCTCTACGCCGGTCGAAACGATGAGGCGGCCGCTCGCTTCGCCGCGATCGCCAAGGACACCCACTCGCCCTGGCGGGACAGCGGGCTGTATCTGGCGGCCCGCGCCCTGGTCCGCCAGGCGGTTATGGTGAAGACGCCGAGCGCCTACGCCAAGGCCCACGCGGCCCTGGCCGCTTTGGCCGCAGCGCCAGCGAGCGCCATGGGGCGCGACAGAGTACCTGCGCTGAACGAGGTCGTCGCCTTTCGTGAAGACCCGCGCGGGTTTCTCACCAAGCTGACCCGCCAGCTCGACGCCGCCGCCCCGTCGCCGCATCTGGCGTCGGTGTTCCGGGACTACACCGACCTTGGCGAAGCGGCGACCGCGAAACCCGAAGCGCTCGACTGGATCGACACCCTGCGCGCCGCGCCGCCGGCGCTGTCGCCTGACGAGCAAGAGACCAAGGATCATGCCCTCGCCCGCTATGAAACCTCCCGCAGAACGGCCCTCGCCCACGCGACTCAGCGCTGGCGGGCGAGCCACGACGCCGCCTGGCTGGTCGCGGCCCTGAGCCTGACCGATGCGACGGACGAGCAGACGCCGGCCCTACTGACCGCCGCTGGCGCGACCCCGCCGTCGGCGCCGGGCTGGCTCAGCGTGCAACACGACATCATCCGCCTGACGCTCATCCGCACGCCGCCCGCAGCCAGCCGGCGGCGGCTGGACGCGATCCTGGCTCGAACAGACCTGTCGGTCAGCGACCGCAACATCTTCGCTGCCCAGCGCGCGCAGGTCGCGGCCAGCCTGGACGACTTCGTCCGTTTCGCCCTGCGCCGCAGGGTTTGCGGGGAAGCGGGCTACCCCAACACCTGGGATGCGACCACGGAGGCCTGTGTTCGGGAACGCTGGGATATCGACCAGATTCAGAGCTCCGGGATCTATGACGGCGTGGGCGACAAGGGCGCGATCGGCTGGGGCGAGGACGCCCTGGCCATCATCGACCGCGCGCCCCTGGCCGATCGCATCGCCCTGTCGCGCAACCCGGCGATCCCGGCCAAGCTGCGGCTCGACCTCGCCCTGACCAGTTATGGCCGCGCCGTGCTGCTCCAGGACACCGCCGCCATCAATGGGCTGGCCCACGATCTTGAAACGCTGCTGCCGATCATGGCGAAGGACTTCCATGACATCGAGGCGGCGCGGCCGGGCGCCGACAAACGCTTCGCCGAGTTTGTGGTGCTGGCCAAAATCCCAGGGATTCGCACCGATCTGATCGATTACGAGCGGCCGGAGGGCGCGCATGTCGCCGATTTCCAGCGCTATTGGACCGACTGGATTATCCTGAAACGACCGGGCGGCCCAACAGCGCCCCCGCCGCTGATCCGCTATCAGGCGGACGGCGCGAACTTTCAGAGCGATTTCCAGGACGGCGTCTGGCCTGACGCCGCCACCGACCTGACGTGCCTCGGCGAATGCGGTCGCGGCGCCGCGCCCTTACGCACGCCGGAGGTCTTCGCCGCCGGCGCCGCCAAGGCGGCCGCCGAGCGCGCGATGTTTTTCAAGACCGACCACGCGGACGACAAGCCGGAGCCGACACCGCCGCCCGGCGCCGTGGACGCCTGGGACGAGATACTGACCTACGCGCGAGCGCATCCGGCGGACCCTCGCATCCCCGAAACCCTGTACTGGCTGGTCCACGTCGGCCACTTCGGCGGCAGCCACAATCACTCCGGCAAGCGGGCGTTCGAACTGCTGCACAGCCGCTATCCCGAGTCCATCTGGGCGAAGAAGACGCCGTATTACAACGATTGAGAGGGACGGCGGGGCGCACGCTCGGCGCCCCTTCCTAAGCCCACTTCTTGCCGACGTCCTCGATCATGATCTCCGCTATGGCCCTTGAACGCTTCATGTGCTCGGGGTTCTGAGGGTCCAGCCGAGTTTCAGCCGCGATCATCAGCAGCCCCCCATCGGGCGTCCGCTCCGTGACGATGCCGGCCGGCGCCCTGATATTCGCCGCCCGCTCCGCGGAAAGGTAGCTCATCCAGGGCATTTGAAAATGTGAATAGGGAAAGGTCGGATCGACGCAAGCTTCGGCGGGCGTCGATCCGGATAGGTAGCAGCGGACGTTGGCCCAATCTGCGGGCCATATCGATACCCCATCCAGCAGCGCATCCCGGTAAAAGGAAAAGTTTATGCGATCAGGAGCGGGAAGCGTCTCACGCTCACCGACGTTAAATAGAAAATGATTTTTAACGGGGGAACCATCACATACAAAACATTTCAAAAGTCCAAGATTTTCGGCGATCTTTGGCTCTAGACCCAAAGAAAAATATATCCAGTATCCACCCATCGGATCCGGCTCATCTTCATATATGCACATATTATGCTCGACATAATTCGTAAAATTATCTACGTATTCATTTAATTTAACGGAGTCCCAAGTACCCTCGATATCTGGAACGGTCCAATAGGAGATCGTACAGCCCGCAGGGGGCGTATACGACCTATTAAGCGCGGCGACCGCCCGAAGGACGTCATCGCCAATCTGTTTCGGCGTTTTTTGATTTCCAGCCCATTCGACACGGCCTTCATAATTGTAAAGCGGCATAGCATCTTCTCCATTACGGCAGATAGAAAAAGTTAATATTTTCGAGCCCGCGCCCATATTCCTTGAATATCATTTTCATTTTTTCAATAAATTCTTGATCATGACAAAACCAAATAATGGGTCGATTCCCGGATATTTTTACGGCATCTACCTGAAGATGGCCCTGCCTTATAAATTTTCAATTACATTATTACCCATTCGGTCGTCTTTATTTTTAGCTAATCGGGCCTCAGCTGTGTTCAGTACTCCCAAAACTCCGGGTCCCTTCGCTTCAATCATGATACCTGTTTCGTGCTGGCAGTCGTCAAAACTCACCTTGCCGTCTTTGGCGTCGGGGTTGTGCAGATAGTAGGCCAGGGCGTTCGGGGTGGGGCGGTAGGGATTGACTACCCGCTTCACGCGATTTTCGTAATCGCGCGCATCGCCTGTCAGGCCTTGGCCAGGCCTATCGGGCTTCGCCGCCGGGCAAAGGTCGGGACCTCTGTCGGCCGTCATCACACCGGTGACCGCATTGAGGGCGGCCGTGACCAGCACGACATTGCCTCTATCATCGATACGGCCGACGATTTGGCCCTCGACGGTCGTAATGAACCCGCCGTCTTGCACGCCGGCAATTCGCTGATTGCCCTCCCTGTCCTTGTAGACGAACCGCCAAAGCGTTTCGTCAAAGCCCCGCTCCAAATGCATATTCGGATAGCCAGGGATCGCGATCTTGTCCGGCGACGTCCTATTGGAGGGGATCAGCAGCACGGTAAAGAAGACCGCCGGCGCCGAAAGGCGGGCAGCCATGGACGCCAAGGCGGCGAACGCTTCGGGATCCGCCAGCACGTCGGCGGCCCCGTCCTCCGCAGCCTGCGCGGCGCCTGTTCCGACATTCGGCGGCGCTCGAACCGAAGCCGGCGGAGACGGCGCAAACGCTAGCCTAACTCCTGCCGATTTGGGCTTTGGCGGTCTCATATCGACGCTTTGCGCCCCTGCCGCGCCTTGCCGCGCCCATCGTCCGCTGACCCGGCCCGAGCCCTTCGGATTGCGGTATTGCTGATCGTCGTACCGCGTCAGCACGTCGTCACCGGCGCTGGCCGGAAGGTCCAGAGCGCGCAAGATCGTCTCGGGCTCAGTCCCCGCCTTCATCAGCGCATCGGCCATGAACAGCCGTCGCGCCGCGCCCTTGACATCGCGCAGCGGCGTCAGGCGGTGCATGGCGGCCATGGCCTTGTCGCCATCGCGCCAGCTCGCCGCGCCGCGGCGGATGTAGCGGATCGTCTGAGACCCGATCGGCTGGCGATAGGCCGCAGTCAGCAGAGCGCACAGCCGCGCCTCACTTTGCGCATCCGGCAAATCGGCGGAGTTCAACGCCTCCACAGGCGCCAGCACCGTACCCGCGCCCAGCGTCAGGCCATCTGGCCCAAACGCCATCAAGGGCGACAGCGGCGTCGCGCCCGCGCGGTCCCGCCACGCCTTTTCCAAAGCTTCACCCGTCAACAGCTTTCCCTTCCTTCAGATGGCGCAAGGCGCAGATCAAATCAAGAACATAAAAGAAACATTCAACCGCGATCTCACGCCCTGCCCCCGACCCCATAGTGCCGGCACAGAAGGTTCAGCGCGCATTTCAGGCGCTCTTCCAGGGCGGCGAGGTGGGTGCGGTCGGCGCGGGCGTCGGCGTGGCGGCGCGCAAGGTCGGTGAGTTTGAGGCCTTTGCCGCAGACGTCGTTGCAGATGGCGATCAGGGCCGGATCGCCCATCAGGCCCTTGTCCCGAGCGCGGGCCAGGTCGAACAGGCTGGCCTTGGGCGGAGGCGGCAGACCGCCGCCAGCGCCCTTACCGCCGCGGGCTCCGCCCCCATCCTGTAAGCTCGACCGGATTGAGCCCTCGGCGTCTTCGAAAGTGTCCGCATAGCGTTTGCCGGCCCGCACTTGCGCCTCGGTCAGGCGGTTGGCGGTCCATAAGCTCCCGAGCCCCGGCCCAAGCTCGCGCACAGCCCCGCCGTCAGCCCGCCGCGTCACGACCGCGCCGGTCGCCGCCGCCAGCTCGATGGTTTCGGCCAGGGCGCCGTCGCGCCAATGTTGGTCGCGCTTCAGGTCGAGCCGCCGCTGGAACGCGATCAGTTCGTCCGCCGCCTTTTCGCGGGCCGCCTTGGGTTGGGTGGGATCGTCGCGGCGCGCCTGCAACCGCTCAAACCGCCGAGCCTCGGCGTCCGAGACGTCTGGGGCAGCCTGCGCCAGGCGACGATTACGGTCTAACCGCGCCCGGCGGCGCTGTTCGGGATGGGCGCTCTGGACGGATGCAAGCGTGGACATCAGACCTCGTCTCCTGGGTTTTGGATGGGACGCGCCGCGAACAGGGCGGACGCTGCGGCGCGGGCCGAAGCCCTGGGCTGGACGCGGGCGAAACAGTCGCCGGCAAGGGCCGAGGCCAGGGCGCCGGCGGCGGGCGCGCCGTGGCGCGCGGCGTAAGCCTCCAGCGCCGCCCGCACCGCGGCGCGGGCCTCATGGTCGTCGATCGGCCCATAGGCCGCCCGGCGGCGCGCCCTGGCCGCCGATACGCTCTGGCGGCGGATGACGATGGCCTCAGGGGTCTGGCGTAAAGAGCTCACGGCGC